CTCAGATATAACACACATAAACAACTCAAAAGGAGGAAAGGATATTAAAGGATATTATTGAATAAGGAAAAACAAAAACAGGTTAAAAAGTTACAATTAGTTTTGTAACGCCTTCTAGTACATCTGTCGGTGCAAGTTTAATAAATAATGACCATAGTAAAAATCTGCCAGGGATTAACCCTGACAGCAAAAACTAATGATAATATAATATTAACTTGCTGTAAGGGTGTAATCCTTCCGACAACGACATGTATAAATACATGCCGCTCAAGCAGGCCACTGCTTGAGTATTGATCTGAATTTTATAAGGGCCTCAGATCAGGTCCAATAGGTTTTTAGAGTGCCTTAACTCTTTAATGCGTATAAATAAAAGGCGCCCCTTTATGCTGGTACGTTAACGCGATTAGTATAAATAATGGGACAACCTGTAAAGAAGAAGAGTGTAAAGTCTTCTCCGACAGATTTCCATGATCTAATCACGCCAGCCAAATCTAACAACTCAGTAGCTCCAATAGCTCTAAATAAAGTTGTGTCGACCTGTGCTGAATGACATCCGTTAGCTACTGCTTGAGTTGGCACTCGTGCAGTTGCAAAGCGTTCCCCGTTGTAAAATGGGACATCCACTTCAATGGTGTCATTAATTCCAATATTTGTCGTTGCAGCACCGCCTGCTGTCAAAGGACTTCCTGCATAAGTCAGTCTCTTTGCTGCCTCATCGGCATTCGCAAAATTGGAAAGTATAGTTGTGTAACGTTGACCGGAATTGAATCCGATTCTTGTGACTGTTGGTTTTCTATCAACGTTGCCGCCAAATAGATATTTTGTTCGTGTTGCTCCACGCCAACCTGCATAACATGGTGAGAACCATTGTGCATAAGTAGGAATAGAAATATTGCAAGGGGCGCCATCTTGTGTGTCTACCCCATCTGGATCCCAGCCTTGCCAGAGACCCAGTCCCTTGTCCTTTAATTGATATTGTTTCGCATCGAAATTTGGTGAAGCTGATGCTACATCTACGCGGTGTAGAATATAGCGCCTCATTAATTCTCGAATTGATTTAGGTGATTCACCAAAAAAGACATTCATTGTTTGATCCGCAACCGCACTTGAAGGTGCAATTGGTGCAATTGGATCTGGATTAGTAGGAGCATCAGTGCTCCCTTCGGATGTACCAGCGATTGCTGTTCCATCTACTACTCCTGATTGTGGGGAATAATTCAAAGAATTGACTGCAGCCGGAGTAGGCCACAGACCAAATCGATTCATCTTCCCAGCGGATGGTTCTCCAAATTTCATATCGTCACATGCCGAAACAAAGACGCTGAATTGAATAGGAGAATCAATTGAGGGAGAAACTAAGGAGTTTACTACTGCAACCTCTAAGACACCATTATATTCACTGCTATTGCTGTTCAATAATCGAGTTGTGTCACTAAAGAGGACAGTTGATGTATCCATGGCTCCACAAGACAGAAAAGGTTCTGCTTGTCCCCATCCTACAGTAATTTCGAAGTCATCACATTCCGCAAGGTCAATGACTCGACTGTAGACGGTATTGTATTGAATATCAGAAGAATGGGCTCTAGGATCCCATCTGATCAATATTTTACCTTTATGAAAATTCGACTTAACCGCCTGAAAGCGATACTTAATCGAACCCTGCCACTTCTCAAAAGTCTGTGACATATACGCCATAGGAGTTGGATGAATTTCGTCCTCTAGCGTTCCATATAAATTAGGAGTTACTCTACAATTCCACAACATAGCATCCGGAGACGCCATAGAATTCATCGAGAAACGATCTAAAAAGGACTCTCTTTGTACAAAACGTGAGATATCCATTTGATCTTCACCATCTAACCCGACCGTTCGGGAATCGATAGTTAATTCTTGTTTAGAATCAAGAGAGAGTTTGTTCACTGCATCCGCTGCGTCAGTATTCGATAGATTCCCGCTAGGATAGGGTTTCTGTAATACGATATCTGAAACAATTGGTGGTCGTGAATAACCCCAATGAGTGGCAAGGTCTCCTACACCTTTTGCCACCATTTCTGTAGCACGAGCATACGGTCCGATTGTTGGAACGTCTGTGAGTTTGCCAGCAGCTTGTGCAATAGCTGAAGCAGGAGCGGAAATAATACCTCTTCCATATTCATCTCCGGAATTAAGTTTACCGGATTGAGGTTCATAAGATGCCGCTGTAAGGGTAGTCAAAGATGTAGGCATGGTTAGCACAACATCTGAGGCCCAGGCATAAACCGTCACTGTAACTGGATCATTACCTTCGTTAGCGTGTTGTAAGACACCAAAGGATTTGATAGCCATTTCCCCCATATCTTCACGGTCGGGACCGCTTAAAGATAAATAATTTTTCGGCCAAAAGAATGGTAAATCTAATTGTCCTCCTGAATTATTTGTTGGGTTCAAGAAAAAGTGAGGTTTTTGTGAGGCAGCAAGGAGATCTACGTCCAGGAAATTCCTTTCGGTAGTAATTTCATCAAAGCCAATGAGAGGATTATAAGAAACAAGAGCCCTGCCGTAATGGAAACCAGTGCCTGAAATAACCATTTTAACGTGGAGTTTGCTTCTATAAAGTTCGAAATTGGCAATCTTCTCTGCGACCCGAGGATCGTTGAGGAAGAGTTGCCAGGGATTGAAACGTTCAAAGAGAGGTGTACTGACGCCCCAGGAGTATTCTGCAATTCGAGTAGGCCTCGAAAGAAAACTTCCCAAGTCAGAATCATTGTTATTACTCAGATTCATTGTCGAGTCCATCCCAGATCCTATAGTGGAAGTCCATCCAGGATCTTGTTCTTGAAAGTTAGTGATTTGAGAGGTAAGGTTCGCGGACCCCTCCTCTTGGATAACACCAAGAGAACCGCTTTGTGGTTCATAAATTGAATTGTTAGTAATGCAGTTTGTTGTATAAGGATCTAAAGCAAGCATCATTGCGATAGTCTATTCATATTTTATGTGTGGGGATCAAAACCACTGATAATAAATATTATCTAGTATATTCACTTCATTCTTGATATATTAAAGCGTTCTGCGCATTAGGAAATATTGAACCTAATGTCTACAGCCGTAATCAGTAATATATTGCTCTTTGGTTTTTCCGTAGAATTTCGTTGACGTTGAGTTAGCGCCTCCGGACAGTTTATAGACATATCGGTCTAATGGTGGATTTACAGAAATCCAAAATCGATTGCTACATTATCCAGAAAATCTGCATATTTTTCAGGAAATTTGGGTTCTCCAATTGTTTCGACGAGCAAATGCCCATATTCGGTACAAATGAGACCATAAATAGTAGCTGTAGGTCTGAGGATAGCTAAAGTGTTCGCATATTTGATTGCTTGACTTTTGACTTTCTTCATACATCCATGACCGCGTCCGACAACTCTCTTGCATTCAATTACAAGTAGTACGCCATCAGCTTCATAGAGCAAATCGATTTCCCCAAAACATGTTGATCCTAAAACGAAATTCCTATATTGAGGTTTTCCGAGTAGGGCAACAGATCTGTCCAGAAGAATTTCTTCATCCGGAACAGCCTCTACTACCGAAATAGTGCCGGACTGTGGGGTGTATTTTTCGTGCCATTTTTCGACACGGTCCTGGTAAGACAATTGAAGTCCAGGAACAGCTAAATTTGCTTTCAGGGCAATTTTGGAAACCTGTTCGCGACGATCTTCATAGACTTGTGGTCCATGATAAAACCATTCTCTGAGTGCGCCGTCTAAGTTCATAGCGCTAACAGACAATGGAGAAACAACCTTAGATTGCATGATAGCATGAAGAGATTTGAAAATACTCATCTCATCAAGTGCTCCAACATACATTTCTAAGTCAGGATTATATAAGTCCTTACGTTTCAAAAAGTCAGCATCAAACCGTGACATAAAAGCTACCGGAGCAGATTCTTTGTCGGGCATGGTGAAGACAATATCGTTTGCCGCCAAATAATTGGCCATAGACACATGGTTAAATTTGTCATATCCAACTCTCACAGATCCTTTAGCATCATCACCATAAGTGGCAACAGCACATAAGTCCCTAAAAGTTGCTCCACGATTTAATTCCAAATCAGAAAATCCAATAATTTTCAAGTCTTCAGGGGAATAGGCATCGAAGAAAGCAAGTCTATGTAGCAATGAATTAACAATGCTATTGATATAGACAGTCATATTCTGACCAGATGGGTTAGTACCCATAAATCTAATTAGTGTACCATTGTAGGCCACCAAAGGTGAACAAACATCGTGAGCGATAGCACGCATGATTTTGACATCAGCAGCTGTATAATTACCACTCCATTGAGCAATCTCAATCATAGTTGCAAAAGCAGTTAGAGTGAGTTGTTCAGGCATACGTAAATCATACTTGGCATAATCTCCAGCGATGACGCGGTCATCACCGAATTTAGCCATATGTTCACTAAGTTCGTTCCATTCCGGTCCATGACTGTTGATTCCCACAGCGCATTCAGCAACTAATGGGTTCATGGATAGGAATCTTGCTACTGGCAAATAATATTTACGGATCAATATTTGCAGTGCAATGGGCGCAGCTTGGAAAACGCGAACTTTGTCTTTACTAATCTTAGTTGGTTCATCTTTGAGGGATGAGCCGAAGATTTGATTAAGAAAAATGCCTTCGTCGGCACGTTCTTCGAGTTCTTCTGCAAGCGTCCAGATCTCAGGCTTAAATGTTCTAGGGGAAGCATTTACAGCCGTAGGTTCGAGGTCAATCAAGTAATTTGATTTAGGCCCTCCAATGGGGTAACCCATGGAAGTACTAGAATTCATTTGATCTATGAATCTTTGACCATCTTTACCAGATACGATTTCCACATTGTTTAGTGGACGCATATCGGTCTTCCATAGTTCTTCTTGGGAGATGAAACATTCTTTTAATTCAAAAAGGTAATCGTCCATTGCATTTTCGACGTGCGCAGGATCAAACCCATTAGAAGGTTGAGAACAAACATCCAAAGAAGCATACCAGGGCTTCCAACGTTGTTGATCCACATGTCCATCATCACGAGTGATGGGTTGGACAAACTTGGGTGGTCCCCACTGACTTGCTACGCCAGTGACTTCCTCAACAATAGCGGAAATAGGTGTCGGAATGACAGCTGAATCAAATGGGTTACTGCGTGTCACAGATCCATAAACTTCAACAGCTGCATCTTCCGAAATAAAATTAGAGGGACACTTCTTGTGAATGTCCTTGCTGACTAAAATTTTCTTGCCAGCCACAACATCTTCAACATCAGAAGCTTGTGGTCCTTGTACGAATGTTTTACTACGCTGGAAAAGTGCTTGCATAGCAAAGGTGAGATCGGTAATAAGGACAGAGACTCCGCATCCCTTTGTAGTATTGGTTACTCCTCCAATATGAAATCCAAGGATTCCTTTGGCTGAGGTTTCAGAGATAATGGGAGACATACACATTCCTGCGAATGTTTTCATTCCTGTTAAGGTATAATATGATCCATTAAATACATGAGGGCCATTACTTACTCCGGGAGTAAATTGCCACATAATACGGGAAGAAAAAGAAGCT